AGCCGACATTTTAACGTACCAGTCAAAAATGACTAAATTTTTCTCTATAAATCAGGAGCCCGGTCACCACTTTGGCGACCGGGCTCCTGATTTAAAACATAACAAAAGCGGGTGATGGGAATCGAACCCACGTATCCAGCTTGGAAGGCTGGTGTTCTACCATTGAACTACACCCGCGTGACTCTTATTATTATATTCATCATTCAACTGTTTGTCAACAATTTTTTTGTTTTTTTTATTTTTTTAAAAATGTCAATATTAAATGCGACACTTTTTTAAATTTTTTTCTATCCTATTTTTCTTACCTCTTCCGTGAATAATTCCCCTGCTGTCCTATATTCATGTATACGGCGTGGGTAGTTGTTTATCCAGTTTTCTATATTCTGTATCTCTTCGTCAGTCTTGCTGTCAAAGTTTTCCCCTTTTGGTATCTTCCGGCGCACCAGTTTATTTGTAACCTCATTTGTCCCACGTTCCCAACTGCTATACGGGTGGCAATAATATAGCTTTGTTCGTTTCTCTCCCTCATTCAATATAGAGCGTTCCAATTCCTCACAATATGCAAACTCGCTGCCGTTGTCTACTGTTATCGTCTTAAATACTTGCTTAAATAGTTCTCCCCATTTTCTCTCTAATCTGTCTACTGCGCTTACCACCTCTGCTGCCGTGTGTTCTGGCAGCTTAAAAATAATTTCCGCTCTGGTCTTTCTTTCCGTCAGTACAAGCAGACTATTTTTTGATTTTCCACGTTTACCTATTACGCTGTCCATTTCCCAATGTCCAAACTCCTTACGCTCTTCAACCTCGTCCGGGCGCTTTTCAATGCTTGTGCCTGCTGCCGCTCTGGTCTGTTGCTTATTCACTTTGTTATATTTCCGCTTTTTATTTTTCTTCACTGGCAGATTTTTATTTGTCAGCCTTAAAAATATCCCCTTATCAATATAGCTGTAAAGAGTGGTTACGCATATCGTTGTTTTAAATTCCCCCTCTTTTCCCTGCGCCTTAATTTCTCCCAGTACCGCTGCTGGGCTATAATCTTCATTTATTATTTTGTCCTCTATGTAATTCGCAAGTTTTATGTCATTCCCTATTTTAAGTACCCCGCCCTTACTTTTCAAATTTTCTCTATACTTATCTTCGGCAATATCTGGGCTATAGCGTTCCTCTGTCGTAAGGTCTGAATTGAGCGCCGTAAATATCCCCCGCTTTACTTCTCTGTATATCGTGCTGCGGTGTACGTGCAGTAAGTCTGCAATTTCCTTTATGCTGTGTCCTGCCTTTAATAGCGCCTCTATTTTTATCCTATCTGCCTTTGTCAGATGCTTAAAGCCCTTTGCCATTTTCTCTACCTCTCTTTTGTTCTATATACGACGAAAAGCCGCAAACTCTTTTACAAGTCTGCGGCTTACGCTCTTAACCCCATTTGCAGCATTTCTTACAAGCTGTATATTTCTTTTTCGCTTGGCTTAGTGGTATGCCCTTTGCATTTTTCATGCCAGAGCAAGTAGGCTTACTATGGTACTTCTTGCTGCTTTGGTCTACGTATACTATTGTTTCTCCTGCTGGCTGCTGTGCTTTTCTACGTTCTTCTACAATAATGTTTAACTCAATGTTACAACCGAACGTGTGTACCCCCCCCCAGAAATTTCCAGTATTTCTGCGGTATATCGAGCATCTGGGTATTTTCCCGCTAAATCTTTTGCCAGCTCTGCTGCAAGGTTTCCCAGCACCTTATTACCACATTTCACGTATGCGGCAGGCTCTCCATTGAAAATATACTTTTCTACTTCTATCTCTTCGTTTCCCGTCATGCTGCTTAAAATATCTTGTCTGTTTTCTCCGTCCTCATTATCATAAGTAACGCCCACTAATTTTGTGCGTATCGTTTCTGCTATCCTCTCATTTGTAGATGCAGGCGTAACGTGTGGCGCTGGCTTTTCGTCTGCCTGCTGTTCTGCTTTCCCTTTCGCTCCTGCAAATGCACACACTGCGGCAATTACCAGACAGCCCACCCCGCCCGTGATATCCCCGGACGGCAGCGCAGCTACTCCACTTACTGCAAATAATGCAGCTACTCCGTAAAAAATCATTTTTCTTTTTCCCATAATAAGCCCTCTCTTTCGTTTTTACTTTAATTCTAAAATTTCATCAGCAGAGGCGTTAAGCTCTCTGCAAATTTTTGACAGATATATAGCACTCGGCGTAAGTTCGTTATTCTCCCATCTGCTTATATCTTTCTGATACACTTGCAGGCGCTCTGCAAGTTCTTTCTGCGTAACGCCTGCTGCCTTTCTTGCTTTTTTTAAATTCTCTCCTAAATTCATTGTTTGCCCTCTCTTTCGCTCTTAATCAGCAGCACAAAGCACACGATATATAATACCATTTTTACTATATCCAGTACAGAGGGGCTACTAAAATCTCCGTCTATGATATTTAATATCACAAGCGCTACCAGCATAAGCAAAATTTTTCTATTCATATTTTTTATAAGGTATGGTATACTTGCCTTAAGAAAAGTACCCCCTTTAGGGGGCTGCCCTTTGCAGGGCAGCTTATGTATTTACTTTTTCTTCTTGGACTTTTTAGATTTCTTATGTTTCATCAGCTGGCGGGCTGTTAATGCTAAAACTAAGATTTCTATTAAGTCCTTTGCTATTTCTAAGGCATCTTTTAAAGTATCCATGTCCTTTTTCTCCTTTCTGCGCCTTGCGCTTTATAGTTTCTTACTGTTCTCCTTTCATGTTTTTATTATATACCTTTTTCGGTATATTGTCAACATTTTTTAAAGAAAATATGTAAAAAAATAAGGGCGTGCCGTACATAAACCGACACGCCCAAACACTTATACCAACTTTGTACAGTAGTCAAGACTTACCCAGCCTGCGCCGCTTTTCAGCTTTCCCCAGCCTGCCGTACTTCCCTTTCCTGCCTTTTCTTCCACAATCGTAAATACACCTCTGCCCGTATGCTCTCCCGTCGCTGCATAATTTGTACCCGCTCCCGTCCTTATTCTAAGGTCGTCAATGTCAATCTGCACTTTATACGGCACTTTCTTTGTCGCCTGCTTGCTATATACGGCTTTCCCGTTCCAGTCATAGACTGTATAGCCCGCTTTGCAGGCGTTCTTTGCGTTTTCCAACTCTTCAAACGCTCCCAGCTGGCTTGCTGCATCTTCCCAGCTCTTACGCACCCGGTACAGCTTTTTAATGTCTGGCGTTACCGCTCCCTCTGCATACTTTTTATAGTATCCGTCGCCATATCCTGCCCGCTGTTTCTTCACGTTTTCGCTCTGGTCGGCTGGCTTTTCGTACCCAGTAAGTACCGCATCAGACGCAGCACGTACAGACGTTGCGCTTTTTAGAGTATCCATAACGGACTTGTACCCATGCAATTCTTCCCACAAAAAGGCAAGCTGCATAGCAAGGTTTCCAATGGACACACCCGCAGCTTTCGCATAATCAAAAAGCGCCTGCTTTCTGGTGTAAAACGTCCACTGTGCCAACCCATAGCCTGCACTATCGTTTACAAAATTACCGTAGCTGCCAGCGTCTACCGCTTTTGTATACTCTTCGTCCCCCATTCCCAGCTTATTATTATAGGTATTCTGTAAATTGCACGGGTTAAGCCCGCTTTCTGCAAACAGATTCCCCATTAAGCCAGCCACCGCATAGGCATTTAACCCTTTTTTCGTGAAAAAGTCCCAGATTTCTTTTTCTTGTACATTCCCAGTATCCGGCTTGCTTTCGCTTGTTTTCGGATATACCGCTTTGCCGTTCCAGTCGTAGACTGTATACCCCGCTTTGCACGCTTTCTTTGCGTTTTCCAGCTCTTCAAACGCTCCCAGCTGGCTTGCTGCATCTTCCCAGCTCTTACGCACCCGGTACAGCTTTTCTGTAGTCGGCGCTGCTGCTCCCCCGCTGATTTTCTTTCTAAATTCGTCCCATGTATGCGCTGTTGTATTATATACATACGGGTTCGGGCAAATCTTACCCGTAACGTCATAATGCCGGATAACATTAGACGCAGGCACATTGTACTTATCCATTAAATACCGTGTTAGTTCTGCCGCAGCCTCTACTGTTGCGTCCTCAAAATACCAGTCTTTATCTGTTGCGCCCATGCTGGCTGTATTTCTCTTTCTTACGCAAAGCTCAATACCGATACTGTTAGCGTTTCTGCACTCCCCATGCTTATAGCTGCTCGCCCCGCAGTGCCACGCTATATTAGCGTCCTCTACGCTCTGCCATATCTCCCCGTCAAACCCTACAAAATAATGAGCAGAGGCGTTGCGGTTTCCCCCGGCATAATACTGGCAATTTTCCTTTGCGCCGCCCAATGCGCCTACGTAATGAATTACAATGTATTTAATGCGTGAAATACTTCCCGGATTATGATTGTATCCGCTTATCAGTCTGTTTATTTTCTTCATACTCTTTATGCCCTTTCTGAATTAAAATAAGCGCCTGCGGTTTCCCGCAAGCGCTCCGTGCTGCTCTGCCTTACTCTTCTGTTACTTCTCCCTCTTCAAGTCCAATATTTGCACTGTCTGTAAGTCCCTCTCCAATGATATAAGCTACTACAGACGCTCCCGCCATAATCAGCGCTGTTACCTGTGTTGCGGTATTTTCTGCGCCGCCAGTCGCTACAATCATCATGGAAACAAACGACGCTACCGCCGTCCACAATTTTCTACTTGTCAACTTCCTTACCCAATCAATTTTTTTCATAATACTTTGTCCTTTCTTTACATATTCTGGGCTATCATATAAATAAGCCCCGTTGCCAACGCCCCCGCTACCAGTCCTACGACGGTATCAACGGCTTTTTTCTTTACTGCGTTCCATGCGTTCCCCGGTTCTTCCTCTAACCGTTTGATACGCTCGCTTTGTTCTTTCTGTTCTGATAGCATATCCTGCATCTGTATCACTAACTTTTCAATAGATGCAGTTAGCTTATGTATTGCTTTTGTGTCCTCTTCGATAACGGCAATACGTTTATTTTGTCTGTCGTCCTCATCTCTAATACGTTCCAGCTCTACCAGCAGCGCCTCATTTCCGCTTACCCGTATTCTGTCCCGGTTTCTCCACCATTTCCCCACAACCTTGCTGCCCTTTCTTTTAATTCTCCTGCATCATAGCCCGCTGCCTGCTCCCATTGCTCCAACGTTTCCACCAGTTCCACAATCAACGCACTTTGCTGCTGTATGATTTCCTGCTGTTCTTCCAGCGTCTTTAGTAAGGCGTTTCCTGCCATTTATGAAATGTTGCCCCCTTTCTCTTCTGCTGCCTGCGCCAGCATGATTATTTTCTTTCGTAAGTTGTAGCTGTCGGCGTGTCCTGCGTGTCCCGTCCAGCTCTGTATACTCTTTTGTAACTGCTCTTTTGTAATCTTTCCTCTTTCGTATTTCTTAATGGTTTTCTTGATACGCTTAATGCTATCCGGTCGTACTTTCCTATGTGTTGCCCGGTGTTTGTATCCAACAAAATCTATTCCGTTCTTTGCGGCTAAAATCGTTGTCTTAGGGTTCAGCTCTAACCGCAGCTCGTCCCTTAAAAATCTTTCAATTTCTGCCAGCCAGTACCGCAGCTTTTCCTTGTCTGGGCTAAGTATTATAAAATCGTCCATATACCGCACATACATACCAACGCCCAGCGTATGCTTTGCGTACTGGTCTAACTTATTGAGATAAATATTAGCAAACAGCTGGCTTGTAAGGTTTCCTACTGGTATCCCTACGCCGTCCGGCATCTGCCCGTTATGGTCTATTATCCGCTCTATCAATACAAGCGCTTGCTTGTCCTTGATAATATTTCTGATTTCTGCCTTAAGTATCTCATGCGTGATACTCTGGAAATAGTGGTGTATGTCCGCTTTGATTGCGTATAGTGGCTGGTCTTTATGGTACTTGTCCCAGTCGTATAGCCAGCATTGCAACGCATCAGAGGCAGCGTGCATACCTTTGTCTTTCCGGCAGGCGTAAGAATGGAAAATAAACCGTTTGTTAAAAATAGGCTCTAACACATTGTTTATAGCGTGCTGCACCACTCTGTCATAGAATGGCAGTGCCATTATCTGCCTCTCTTTCGGCTCATATACTTTAAAATACCGATACTCTCCCGGCTCATAGGCAAGCCCTAAAATGTCATTGCGTACCCGGTCTAAATTTTCCTCTTTGTCTTTGGTAAATATCAGTACATCTTTTCTGTACCTCTTACATTTTCTCGCCTTATTATAGGCTTTCTGTACGTTCCCGCAATCTGCCATAGCCTCAATAAGCGTAATTGTCTTTCCGTCCCGGTCTTTTGTATATCCTATCCTCTTCATTAAAAAGCTCCTGCCGTTCGCCACAGCTACTAACCAGCAGCCCTGCTTTTTCTCTTTGCCTTGCGGCGGGACAGCCACTCTGACTATAGACTATTAAGCATCTGCCTAATATAAAGTCCTTGCCAGCATTTCGTAAAACACTGCGCCTAAAATGCTCTCACTAAGTCACACGCCCCACGCACGCCGATATTCGTGTTGACATTCCACGGGTAATTGTTGCAATTCACGGCACGCGCGCCCGCATGAACGCCATTGTTCCAGTTGCCGCCCGCTATCAGCGCTGCCAAAGGGCTGTAGTAAGCAGCTGCCCCATATTTACGCTACTTTGTAGCCTTTACCTCTTCTATAATCTCTGCCAGCATTACCCCCAGCTCCTTTAGTTTCCTACAACTTACGCCGTAATGCTGGGCGTTCATTGCGCTATATCCTAAGTCATTTGCCAGCCGAAGCAATTCCTTACTTTGCTGCAATGCTGTATCTGCTGCATATAGGTGGCTTTTCGTCGCCGTTTTCTGCCACTTGATAACGTCTTGCAGCATTTCCAGTATTGCGTTTCTGGTCGCTGTCTGTAGGCTGAATTTTTCATACTTCGGATATTTGCTTAGCAATGGATAAATGTATAACAGAAAATCATATATTTTCTGGTGTAGTCTGTCGCTCTTATCTCTGGTCGTCATTTTCTTTACCCTCTTGTAGCGGCTGGGCTTTCGCCCGCCGTCTACAGACTGTCACACGCCCCACGCACGCCGACAGACGTGTGGACACTCCACGGGCAATCGCGGCAACTCACGGCACGCGC